GATTTTGCAGATGTTGGAGTGTGCAACATAGTATGTATGGATCCATGGGACTCCTTTGCCCCTGATTCGGGGGTATGGGGGTCGCGCTCGGCGTCTGCCACATTTTCATGGGTGGCCTCGTTGCTGGAATTGTTGCCACTGTCGGCGCGAATCTCCCGAATGAGCGAATCAACGTCTTTTACTTCGGCATCACTTGCGCCCTGTATCATCAAGCCGCGCAGTTTGTTGAGTAGCTCTGTCTTTGCGTCATCGCTGGTCTTAATGGTGCGNACTTCTCGNCGTTCTGTAAACGCTGCCACTTCGGTTACAGTGCCAAGCACCTTAGCCGCAGCCACTTTTGTTGCGGCTTTCACGTCAGGATCGATCACAGTTTGCACAAGAGAATGGATAACGAGCGCCCTTAATTGCGTGGGAGTTTGATATGCAGCAGCCTCTAAGGCCAGCTTGTATGCTTCTATCTCGAGGGCTACCTTAGGATGTTGCTTGAGCTTATGTGCATCGACACCGACGACCGATGGCTTGGCTTGTGTATCGTATGACTGCCTATATGCATCGGTTGCTGTATTTCCCTGAGCTACCAAACGGGCGAACTTCTTTTGTTTGGCTGTGAGTTGACCTTGTACTCCGAGTACTTGGTCTATTGGCACTTGTTGGAGTGCTTCCTTTATTCCCTTACGTGATAGCTTCTGCATGACTGTCCGCTCCGCTTGTGTGACGGCCTTATAAATCCGGCCAGAATCGATTTTGAAGCCCCGAATTTACCAGAACAAACGCGGAATTTCACGCCTTATGCACAAAACCACATGAAAAACCAGCACATGATGAGAATTCTATATATAAATATTTGCAAGGATATATAAAGAGATGCAAAAACGTGCTAGGATAGCCGTTAATGAATACGTGAAACCGAAAGTATTCATTCAACAAATGAAAGGCTAACCATGACAAACCTAGATCACATCCTCACGCATATTGAAGCCTCAGCCCCTTGCACTCTGTTCGGGGTTGCTGCTTGGGCTGACGCTCAGTTGACCGTAACCGCTGCCGGATTTGTGGCAGCCGTTGACGCGCTCACATCTTCTAACAAGATCAGCATTAGCCAAACCGAAGACGGCCTGATCGTTGATCTAATCTGAAAGGCTAACCATGAACGAAGACACCGCAACCCGCGACCGCCGGACTATAGAACTCACGCCCGAGCAATACAACCAACTCGCCCGCGCCATGCAATGGCCTGACGACTTGCCCCAATGGGACGAAGACCACGACACCACACCGACCAACCTCGCCGCCTACTTCGGCAGCTTGACCACTTTATGAAAGGCTAACCAATGACAGACAACAACGACAACCGCACCGCCTCGCTATTTGAGCCCGCCGACCTCGGAGAACAACTAGCCCGCGCCGTACGCTGGGACGGGAACGCAATCGCCGCCGCTTTTTTGGCAGCGTTGACCGATGCAAACTTTCACGCGCTCCGCTCCGAGCTTGAACCGATCATCAATAAACACCTGAACGATTAACCCAACCAACCAACCGAAAAGAGAAAACCATGAACCCAAATATCACAACCGAAGAACTCGCTGCAGCCGTGGACGAACTCGCCCAGATCAAAGCGCGAATTTCAGACCTGACGCAGCGCGAAGGCATCTACAAAGCTTTCTTGATCGCCAGCGACCGCCCTGCAATCGAAGGCACCTTGCACCGCGTGACCGTGACCAGCAGCAGCCGCACGAGCACCAACTGGGAAACAATCGCCCGCCAAGCCTTGGCAAAAAAGCCCGAATTATTGGAAGCCCTGATTGAAGAAAACACCACAACTGGCGCCCCGTTTTTTACCGTGCGCGTGAGCGCGAGAAAGGTTGCACAATGAAAAAATTTAAAGTACTCGCCTCATTCTCGACCTATTGCGCCGTTTTCATTGAAGCCGAAAACCAAGAACAAGCCGAAGAACTCGCGCACGACATGGACGGCGGACAATTTGAACCCGCAGGCGCCGACTTTTGGCGTATTGAAAGCGTGCAGGAGGTTACACAATGAAAATTTCAGAACGCCACGCACTCGGGCAATGGCTTTGCGACTATCCCAAAAACAAAACATATAAGGAAATTATTGAAACAATGGCAGCTTTGCCGAATGACTGGACACACGAAGATTTGGAATTGTGGGAAGTGGTGGAAACGTATCCACTCGCGCAAGTTGCACAATTTATCGATGACACCCGCGAGATGATAGAAAAAGCCATTGTGGAAGCACTGGAGGCCAAACAATGACCACGCAAGCCAAAACCGTGACAGTGACTGTGCGCAGGGTCTACGGCATGCCCGTAATTTACCCCGCCGATGCAAACGCTCGCAGCTTCGCAGCCATTGCAAACACCAAAACGCTGACGCGCCAAACAGTTCGACACATTAAAAACCTAGGTTTTGAGATTGTCGAAATGTTCGAATCACAACTGGAAGAAATTTAAAATGACACCCTACACCGAAACCCAACAAAAACGCATTGCAGAAAACATTGTCAAAGCCTGCAAGGACATAACCAAACTAAGCCCGCAAGGGTATGACTTCATTTATAAATCATGCGGATTTATTGCGCACTACAACCGCGCGGGATTTATCGACTACTACAGCCGCCACAGCCTGCGCGATGAAATAGAACGCAACGCCAGCGCCAACCAGTGGAAAAACTTTACGCCCAGCGACCGCGGTTATGCGTATTACATGAGTAAAAAAGAAATTTACAACCGAATTCTCGGCGCGTTTTGTGCAGATGAATTCATTCGCCAGCACGTGCAATTTATTCACATTGGAGCTTAAACCATGCAAAAACCCTTAGGATATATCGCCTACGAAGGCCGAAGCAAATTAGACGGCCTCCCGATTGTCGTGATTGTGAACAAAATCACCAGCGCCAGCAAAAACGAAAAAACGGGCGACTTAGTGCAGTCGTTCATTATTCGCGCCGATGTTGACCCCGTGACAGCGCAAGCGAATGGGCAGGATATTAGTATTTGTGGACAATGCGAACACCGCCCGAGCCTTGCCCGCGAATCAGGTGCAGCCCCTTGCTATGTAAACACGGGAAAAAGCGTCTTACAGGTTTACAAGGCCTATAAACGCGGACGCTATGCCAAGGCCGACCGCGAGACAATCGCGCAAGCTTTAGCAGGGAAACGCCTTCGGCTTGGCACTTATGGAGACCCCGCAGCCGCTCCCGTTGAATTGTGGCAGCACCTTACCAAGTACACCGCCGCCCATGTTGGCTATTCGCACCAATGGCAAAACCCGCGTTTTGACTTCGACCAATGGCGCGCGCTGGTTATGGCCTCCGCCGACACTCAAGACCAAGCCGCACTCGCAAACCTGCACGGGATGCGTGTTTTTCGCGTTACCACCGCCAACGATAGGCAGCCATAAGAGGCAATTTGCCCCGCCAGCGCCGAAGGAGGACGCCGCACCACCTGCGCGAGTTGTTTACTTTGTGGCGGGACTAGCAAAGCCGCAAAAGACATCGTAATTCGCGACCATGCACGCGGGCACAATCGCCGCTTTATCCCAATCGCCACCGCTTAAAAATCCAAGCCTGAAAAGCCCTGCGCGGGCTTTTTGGAGTTGCGATTTTGCAACCAAACCAAGACGAGGAAACCATGCACGAAGACAAAACCCCCGATTACGCCAGCACGCCCGCCGAGATAATCGATTACTACGATTCACATCTAAACCTTACCCTCCGCGAATTGTCGAACATGACGGGACGCCCAATCGCCTACCTGAAAGGCCTATTGATGCACCCGCAACCCGCCCCAATTCAAACCGCAAAGGCCACCCAATGACGCACCCAGAAAACGCATACATTCAGGCAGGGTACAAATTCGAAAAGGGCAAGACCCAAGCCGACACGCTCCGCGCGATGCTGGAGGCAGAGCACCCGCGCGACCGCACCGAAGCCCGCCGCCTGATTGAGCAGGGACGCGCCGAAGCACGCCAGCATTGACCACCGACCGCCGCCGAGCACCACCGAAGGCCGCCACCGCGCCACGCTTGAGTCACGCTTGAGTCACGCTTGGCAACGTTTCCACGCCCGATAGCGGAGGCGATAGCGGAGGCGTGAGTCAGGCTTGAGTCAGCCTTAGACTGTCCACCATCCGCGCCAGTGGCATTG